ATTTAATTCTTTTATTTTATCTAATAACAATATTTCTAAATCTATGTTATTCATCTTTCATCATCTCCAACACAAACTCATTAAAATCTGCATATAATCTTGGTAGAATTTCAACTACTCTATAATTGATATTCTCAACTGTTATAATATCCCCTAGTTTTAATCCATAGCTTTTAAGTATCTTTCCATTAAATTGATTTAAAACTTTTATTGCTGAATTAGGATCTGCTGTTGCTACTTTTAGAGTTTTCTTATAAATAACCATATCCCAATGATAAACTTCTTCTGCTCCATCTGGGTTATGCATATCATATTCAGATTTTCTAGTTACTTGATATTTTCTTAACTCACTTTTAGCAAACTGTGATAACTTAAATTTCATTTTAAATCTCCTTAACTATGTACTCTAAACTATTAACCATTGTCCTAGTGTCAATTAAAGGTTTTGTTGTACTTCCTTTTCTTTCTTTTGCTTTTATTGTGCTTTCTGCAAGTTCTGCCCAACTTCCTTGCTCTATACTTTTCTTTATGTATTGAACTATTTGTTTGCCTATATCTTCAAAGCATTGTCTAGCTTGCATTTTACCTTGTGCAACTTGATTAGCATTAAAAATAAATCTATTCATAATTCTTTGCATATTAGCATCTATTGCTGTTCTCCAAAATGGTCTTGCAGGATAATGAACATTAAAACCCTCACTCCCATATTCTAGCCACATTGCTATTAACTCAACCTTTTGCCCGTTAGCTTCTACATTATCTTCATTGAACTGTACAACTAACTTCCATTGTGCTAACAAATTTAATTGCTTTTCTATATCTGCAAACTTCTTTAAACTACTTGTAGAGAATTGAACTTTAACTCCAATCATATGTCTTCCTTACATATTTAAAAAGAATAGCTTTAGCTTGTGAACTTGCAAATATAGTTGCTCCTATTTTATTTGTATTATTTGCTGTATAACTTATAGACATATCCCCTATTGATTTACTAGCAATGCCTTTTTCAATATCACTTGTATTATCATCATCTAAGTCTTTAACTATTGAATATGCTTCCAGTATCTGTGCTTTTTTAATTTCATCAGGTACTTTTGCTTCATCAATTCTAGGGAATATTAATTCTTGTTTATGAGATTTTCCACTATCTCTAATCATTAAACTTTCAATTTTATCTAATGCTTTATATAAACCTTTTGATAATTCTTGTTCAGATACTTCCTCATACCTATTTTTTATAAATTCTTTTGCTTCATCTAAACTAACATAACCTATTATCATTTAGCCTCCTTAAAAGCAAGGGGAGAGCTTTTAACTCTCCGTTATGCTTGTGATATTTCTAATTCACATAGTAATTTTGTTTTTCCTGTTTCTGTTTCTATAACATCACATCCGAACAGTTGTAATCCTTTTACATACTCTCCAAATGATTTTTCAAATTCTCCAGCTTTTATTTCATTTAATTGCATTGCAAGAGTTAAACCTTTACTTACTCCTGCCATACAGTGATATTTTTTACCAGTTAATTGAACATTATTAGATTTATAAATTGTAAATCCTCCCCAATTTCCAACAAAGTAACTTTGATTTATTCCAAGTGTATTTTCTCCTGTTGAAACAGTTGACCATCTGTTAGCAGTAGGCACATTGTCTTTATCCATTTGCACTGCTAAATTTATAATTAAATCTGTAATTTTGTTAGTTCCTATAACTCCTGCAACTTTGTTCTTGCATTTTGAATACAACTTAGCAAGTTCTATATCAACAACATCAGCCATTTCATATATAGCTTGTTCTGTTAATCCTTCCATTACTCCTGGTATAGCTTGTGCCTTGTCTACATCATCCATTTTTAAAGCAAAGTATTTAGCTTTATTAATAGTGATAGTTTGGTATGCTCCTGTATCTTCTTGGAATGTTATATCTGCTCCTGTATAATCTCCAACAGTTACTGAGCCAATACTTGGTACTCTTACAGAGCTTCCAAAGTTTTCAATTTTCCCTTCATAGTTTCTGTTTGCTAATGCTCCAAACACTAATTCTTTATTTAAGTTTCTGTTTGTTAATTCAGTCCATACTTCTGGTTTAAAATTGTTATATGACATATAGCCTCCTATTCTTCTCTTAAAATTTCTTTTAATTGTTCATCTGTTAATTTTGATTTTTCTACATCTGACATCTTGATAAAGTCTTCATATTTAACTTTTGAATTACCTTGATTACTTGGTAATGATGCTGGTGTAGTGCTTCCCTTTTCACTAAATAAATCAGGATAAGTTGTTTTGAAATTTGCAACTTGCTCATCAAAACCTGTAATCTTTCCATCTTTAATATCTAATTTTGAGAAATCTACTGCATTCACAAGCATTGAACTATATTTAGGTGATATTGCTCCTAGTCCAAAACTTACTGCTGTTTTAATAGCTTCCTTTTTATAATCATCAAAACTATTTTTAAATACTATTTCTTTTCCTAAATCATCAGAAGTTACCTTATCTCCTAATTTTGATTTTAAGAATTTAATAGCACTTTCATTATAAATTTTGTCTGATAAGCTTTGATTTTTACTTATAAAGTTAGTTACTGCCTCTGCTGTAATTGGCTTGTCTACTTCCTTTACTGTTTCAATCATAAACTTATTATCAGTTAGCCATTTTTTACCCTCATTACTTCCTAACATTTTCTTTTCTTCATCTGTTAATATTAAAACTCCGTCTTTTAATTCCATTGTTTCTCCTCTCGTGCAATTTCTCACACAAAATTAATTTAATCTAATTGGCTCAGCCCAACACCTACAATTAAAATCTTCTCCTGGCAATTCATCATTGATACTAAATATTAAACCCTCTCGTTCAGCATGTGATTCTCTTACTCTGTCATCTTTCATAGTGTGCCAAACAAAATGTTCAATACCATTCTCAATCATTAAGTCTTTACATTCTTGTGCATATAAATTACCTGTTTCATTTCTTGCAAGATTCTCATTTCTGTTATTGAGCCATTTTTGAAGTTTATCAATATCGTTATTTGTATATGTTCCATTCTCTATACTCTTAACAATATCTTTAATCTCCTTACTGGCCCTATTATTTGCTATATCTTGCTTCAAAGCATTTAATGTAGACTTTGGTACTTCTCCATTTTTGAATACATCTAAATTTCTATTATAATTTTTTATTGTATCTACTATTCTTTGTTGTCTTATATCCATTAATTTATCTGCTGTTACTGTTGTATTATTAAATAAATCATAATTTTTCTTTATCCAATACTTAGCACCAGTTAGATCCGTTCTCTTTAGTTCTTCATCTGTTAAAGTTCTCCAACTTTCAAAGGTAGATAAATTCACTTCAATAGCAACTTTTGTTAATTCTTTTATAATGTTTCTTTTCTCATCATCTGTTAATTCAAAGAGTGGCAGTTGTCCATTATTTATAGCTTTTTTTGCTCTACCTACTCTCTTTTTTGTGTAAAATTCAAATATAAGCCTTAATTTATTCTCTTGTGCTAATGGGAACATATATTATTCCTCCTTAACTTCAAGTCCTAAATCTTTCATAATATCTTTTGAAAGTTCTTCAAGTTTAACTTGTAATTGCTCTTCTCTTGTTATTCCGGCAAGTGTATTCATTATATTAATTAGCTTTTCTTGATATGTTACATTAGTTTTTATTAGATCTATTTCTTCATCTGCATTCTTTCCTAAGATACCCAAAAACTTAATAGCAGTTTCTAAACTCATTACATTATTTTGAATACCTAGCACTACAATAGCCATTTTTTCTGTTAATGATAAACTCAAAATATCTTGTGTTTCTATTTGTAAATCTATTTCTTTTCCTTTTAGCTTTTTATATCCCCATAGAATTATATTTTTAATTCCAGTAATGCATTTACTTCTTTTGCTTTCTACTGTTGCAATAGTTCTTTCCAAACTTCTTCTTTTAGCTTCTCCAGAAGCAATAGATCCTCCTAAATCAACCCCAAAAGCTAAATCATTAACTCCTAATTGTTTATAAATATCATTTTTGATATCTTCTTTTTGTAACTTCCATTCTTGAGTTTTAGTCTCTAATTGTACTTGCTTAACTTCCTTATCATCTTTATTTACAACTATTACTCTTCCGTCTAGTCTAACAGTGCTACGACCGTTTGTATCTACTTCTACAACACTATCTGGTACTTGTAATAATGGATTAGCAACTTTTTGAAATGCTTGTGAAGTTAATGTATCTCCAATAACTAACTCCCTTACATTTCCAACTAAATCATCATTATAATCACTTTTACCAAATATATTTTCTATTTCTACTACTGCCCAACCTTGAGCTTGTTTATCTCTATAACCTAAACCATCTGCAACCATTCCATTTTTTGTTAAGTCAAAAGGATAAGGGGCTTCGCTTATAGAATTATCATTTATTTTGTATGCTCTATATTCAATGCTATCTAACTCATAGATTTCACATATAAGAGTATTTTTATTTTTGTCATCTGTTGATAAGTTATAAATTACATATCCATCAATTAACTTTGGATTATATTCATTTCTAATTGGGAAATAATCTTTTGGTGTTACTGGATAGAAACTA